GAGGGTATTTGACAGTACCGGATCATGTTATTGGTATTCAAGGTGTCTTACCAATTTCCAACACATATGTTTCTAATATGTTTGGATTTAGATCTCAATTTTTCTTAAATGATTTTTATAATTTTAGCTCATATGACATCTTAACTCTAGAGATGACTATGCAGCATATTCAAACGTTGGAGTTTTTGCTTGAAGGTCAAAGACCTATTAGATATAATAAAGTACAAAATAGGTTATACTTGGATATTGACTGGAGTAGAATTTATGTAAATGAATATATTGTAATCGATTGTTATAGAGCATTAGATCCAGTAACTTTCACTAAACTCTATAATGAAAGATTTGTAAAAGAATATTTGACTTCCCTAATTAAAAAACAATGGGGCCAAAATTTAATTAAATTTTCAGGAATTAAAATGCCTGGTGGAGTTGAATTTAATGGACGACAACTTTACGATGATGCACTTGCTGAACTAGAAAAACTAGAAAGTAAGATGCTAAGCACGTATGAACTTCCACCTCTTGATTTTGTAGGATGATATGGCAAAAAATGTTTACTTCTCTGGTGGAACCAGATCAGAACAAAGACTCTACGAAGATTTAATTATAGAATCTTTGAAAATTTATGGTCACGATATCTATTATCTACCAAGAGAAATTGTAAATAGGGATGATCTTTTTACAGAAGATGTTCTTTCTAAGTTTGATGAGAATTATATGATCGAGATGTATATCTCCAACTACGAAGGATTCGAGGGAGATGGAGCTCTATTAACAAAATTTGGTGTGAGGATTGCTGATGAAGCAACCTTCATAATTGCCAAGAGGAGATGGGAAGATTTAATTTCATCTTCAAATAATTTAGTATCTTCATTTAGACCCAATGAAGGTGATGCAATTTATCTGCCGTTAACTGATCAGTTATTCCAGATTAAATTTGTAGAACATGAAAAACCATTTAGACAGTTAGATGGAATTCAAACCTATGGTCTAGTTGCTGAATTGATGGAATTCTCTAATGAGAGATTAGAGACTGGTGTGGAAGAAATTGATAAACTTGCGAGAATTACTGGTTATAGTACCGTATTTAAGATTACTGATGGTATTGCAGATTTTGTTATTACTTCTGGTGGTACTGGTTATGGTTCTGGAACATCAGTAAGTATAGGGGGGACTGGAACTGGAGCAACTGGTACTGTAAGTATTACAAGTGGTGCAGTAACTTCTGTAAATGTTACAGAACCAGGATTGGGATATACAACAGCACCCCCAGTTAATATAGTTGGCTCTGGTACTGGTGCTGCGGTAACAGCTTTGATTTCTGCAAAGGGCAATTTTAAAACTGGCGAAACAGTTAAGTCTCAAGTAAATACTGCAAAAGCTTTTGCATCTAGAACATTAGATGCAGTTTCATCAATAATATTATATGATAATGGATCAAAATATACTTCTGCTCCTACTGTAACTATTACTGGTGGAGGTGGAACTGGAGCTGATGCAGTTGCTACTTTAAATTCAGCGGGTCAAGTATCTGGAATTAATCTTATTACATCAGGTTCTGGATATACTTCAAATCCAACTGTAACCATACAAGCATCACCAAATGAAGCAACTGCTAAAGTAGTCAGATTTGACACTACAAATAAAGAATTGGAAGTAACTGATATTGTTGGTGAATTTACGGACAATGACACATTAATAGGATTAACTAGTGGAGCTGAATGGACCATAAATACGTTTAGTTCTATTGAGAATGAAAACGATCCTGAAGCAGAGAATGACTTCTTTGAATCTGAGGGTGACAATATTATAGATTGGACGGAAGGCAATCCTTTCGGGGAATATGGTAATCAAGGAGTCTTTTAATGTTAGGAACACATTTTTATCACGAAATTATACGTAAAACAATTGTAGGGTTTGGTACTCTGTTCAATAATATCGAACTCAGGAGAACTGATAATGCTGGTAATGTTGTCCAGACTCAAAAAGTTCCCTTATCATATGGACCTAGAGAAAAGTTTTTAGCAAGAATTGATGCTGAACCTCAGTTGGATGGTCGTTCAGAAACTCAAATCACATTACCAAGAATTGCATTCGAGATGCAAGGTATTACTTATGATCCCACTAGGAAGTTAGGTCCGATACAAATTTGTACTTCTCCTAAAACTAGTTCAACTGATGCTGTATATACACAGTACTCTCCAGTACCATATAATTTAGATTTTGAATTAAATATTATAAGTAAAAACAACAATGATTCTGTTCAAATTTTAGAACAGATTTTGCCTTATTTCCAACCCATGTTTAATATCAGTATTAAACTAGTAGAGTTGACAAAAGAAACTAAAGACGTACCTATTATCTTAAATAATGTGAGTATGCAGGATGACTATGAAGGTGATTTCAGAACAAGAAGATCACTAATTCATACACTTACATTTACCGCTAAAACTTATCTATACGGTCCTATTGCAACTACTGATGTTATCAGAACTGTTAACGTTGATATTGGTGCCGCAATTAATGCTGGCGCTAGATATGTAAGATACAGTGCTACACCAAAAGCACTCGAAGATTATAATAATGACGGTACTGCAGTTACCTCCATCAACATTAATAGTAATACATTTACATTAGCAAATCACGGATATGTAACTAATGATTTTGTAACACTGAGAGTAGGAACTGATGGTTCTGCAGCTGGTGGACTTGTGGATGGAGACGAATATTATATTATTAAAATTGATAATGATAATTTTAGAGTTTCTGGAACAAAATATAACTCTACTCGTGGATATGCTTTAGATATAACTTCTGCCGGTACTGGTACACAAACATTCTCTGTTGTAAATACATTAGATGATGCGTTTGTTGAATCAGACGACAACTTCGGATTTAATGAAACTTGGACTGATTACTAATATGACTGACACATTTGGAAATTTAGATAAAACTTTTAACGTCGAATCTGCTATAGAAAAAGCAGAGGAAACTGTTGTTGATATTAAAAAAGCAAAAACAGATAAGGATGTTGATAATGATTATGAATATACTAGAGGACAACTCTACAACCTCATAGAGAAAGGTCAAGAAGCGATAAATGGTATTTTAGACGTAGCACAGAATTCGGACCATCCTAGAGCGTATGAGGTCGCAGGCAACCTCATTAAAAACGTTGCTGATATATCAGATAAACTGGTAGATTTACAGAAAAAAATGAAAGATCTCGATGAAGAACAGAAAGGTCCAAAAACTATTACTAACAATGCAATGTTTGTAGGTAGTACATCAGAACTACAAAAGATGTTGAAACAGATGGGAAATGATAAATAATATGGTAAACCCTCGTCGGTTGTTATGAAAGATTTTAGAGAGTTTAGAGAATTAGCTGAAGCCAAACGTGGTCTCTACGCAAATATCCACGCAAAGCGAAAACGAGGAGAAGCACCAGCGAAGTCAGGTAGTAAGGACTCCCCCGCTAAGGATGATTTTCAAAAGGCGGCGAGGACTGCCAAAGAAAGTTTTGAACTCGAAGAAGCAGCCTGGACAAAAAAGTCAGGCAAAAACAAAGAAGGAGGTCTTAATGAAAAAGGAAGAAGATCTTATGAAAAGGAAAATCCAGGATCTGACCTTAAAGCACCAAGCAAAAAGGTTGGAAACCCCCGTCGCTCATCGTTCTGCGCTAGAATGAAGGGTATGAAGAAAAAGTTAACTAGTAAGAAAACTGCATCTGATCCAGATAGCAGAATTAACAAATCACTAAGAGCTTGGAATTGCTGATATGGCTAACACAAATTATGTAAGAAACGACAAAGACAATACCGCTGACGATCCACAACCAACATCAACAACTGTCACACACTTCGATGGTACTGAAGGATGGACTCAGAGAGAGTGGAAAGATTTTAATGGGGATTATCAAGCAAGAAAATCTGACAATACAACTAGAACACCTAGTGCATATCAAGCAAGAAATTCTGATAATACTACCAAAACTCCAGCAGCGTATCAAAGACATGATAAAGATAATAATTCTGTGTCTGCATAATTTTAAGGGATATAGATTTTGTTAAATAGTCGTGTATAATAATGTACCCATTACCATAGGAACTTTAATGGAAAACGAAAAGCAACTATCTGATTTAAAACTGGAAAGAAAAGAATGTGAAAAATGTGGCGCCACGTGGATTAACGGAAAACATGTGTGGCGTGGAACTGGAAATATATCAAATTCTAGTGAGTTAGATCTTGCTGGATTAGTTTGCAACAAACATGGTAATAATGAGTGCATCAATCCTATGAAAGGAAAGGAGGGTGGACAGACTTGGGATTACCGTAGAGGATATATTGATGGCATATACAATGAAAAGAAAAAACAAATGGAAGACATGCGTGATAAATTTAGTGACCTCTAAATAATTATAGTTAGAATAATTTGATGTGACTGATAGCGTATATCTTGGTAATCCTAATCTAAAGAAAGCAAATACCCCGATTGAATTTACTCCTGACCAAGTTCAGGAATTTATTAAGTGTAAAGGAGATCCGGTTTATTTTGCTAGAAATTATATTAAAATTGTTTCACTTGACGAAGGTCTAGTACCATTCAACTTGTACGATTTCCAAGAGGATATGGTACGGTGTTTTCATAAGAATAGATTTAATATTGCAAAACTACCCAGGCAGACCGGTAAGTCTACTACTGTTGTTTCTTACTTGCTTCATTATATCATATTTAATGACAATGTAAATATTGGTATTCTTGCTAACAAAGCATCAACTTCAAGAGAACTGTTATCTCGT